GCTTCTTAATGTAATGAAATTTCTTCAAAATTGAATCCATTTCAATAGGTGCCACGATCTTATTCAGATCCTTATGTAGCACAAAGTTCCTTTTAAGGAACGAAACTTCAGCGATACCTATATAAGGTCGTGAAGAAGCATCTTTCTGAGCCATGGTATAACCAATGCCCAGTTTTTCAAACTCATTCTGACATGTGGTATGGGTAAACCAACCACAATGGTGTCTTACAGACATTGCGTTGTCGTCACCGTAAGTTGCTAGAGCAACATTCTGAGAAAAATTCTCTTTAATGTTGGGCATCATAGCATAGTAAACGTAACGCATCATAATAGAGTTGCAGATGCTATTTAATTGAACTGTGATGAGGTTTCCTGACGGATTGCCATTGGCAAATCGGTACAGGTCACCATCAAACAAAATGTTCGGATGTATGATATCGGATAGAGCACCTTTGATAAATTCTAATTCATCTTGGGAAACTCCGCACTCTTCATACCAAGAGAGCATAACCTTCGCTGCAGCAGGTAATTTGGGCTGCCATGCGAGTGTCAAAGCCGGAGAAATCTCCAGCAATCATCCTATCTTTACTTTTACTAGTTACGTAATTGTATAGATCTTCCCACTCTTTGGAAGTTGCGTTAACACCAACTAAACATTCGGTGTCACGCCAAAACCTCCGCATAAAGCGGGGAATACCAGCAAGTACTCTTCTAGATGCCACAAAATTTGCAATCGGGCTTCCATAGAATTTCCTTACTTTTTCTACCGCTTTCTTATTCGGTAGAAGTTCATTAACTTTACTACTAGCTTTATAGATCGGTTCAGATCTTAAGCCTTTCGACCAACAGTCGAAGGTGTAGTCAACCTCTGCTTGTACATCATACTCCTCAGAAAATTCACGAGGAACCATGACTAATGACTCATCCATAGGGTCACGTTTTAAACAAGACTTTTTTGATTTATTGATTGGAAAGCCAGCCGATGTATCGTTCGGCATTCCACCAAGACCAAATTCACCAATTCCATCAAGTGCTTCAGCTTGAGAATAAATACGGAAGAAATCTTTACATTCATCCTTATTCTCACGAATACACTTTAAGGTTTGTTCCTTATCTCTTGAATTGCTTTTGTCAATAACTGTCCCTCATAATGTTGTACAGGATCAGTCAACTTATTCAAAGTTTTCATTGACTTAGCAGTATCATTTGGAGAAGTGGGTGGTCTATGAAGACTAGGCCCAAATTCTCCTACCACGCCTACAAAAGGCGTCTTGACATAAGGTGTTCTCGCATTGGAGGTCATTTCTAGACCATCCTTGAGCACCCTACCAATGAAAGAAACAGTTGTCTTTTCTTTCGTACCATCCTCACGTAAGTACAGAGGCTTGGCATTTGTAATAGTATAACTTTGCTGGTAAGCATCAACTCGGACATCTCCTGCCGAATGCACTACCATAGTAGGACTCGTTTTATCGAGTTTACTAATAGCTTCACGGATAGTTTTTCTCAAAACAACTGAGACAAAACCTTTTGAACTTCCGGGATAGCCTGCAATATGCATACCATAAATGATGGCCTTATCTTGGTCGACATAAAGTCCACCGCAAAGACCAGCAAATGAATTGAACTCAAGATCGGCTTGAAAGCCTGCATCTTTGCCCAAAGTATATGATGTGGTCACATTAGTTGTGCCCCACAACATTCCTTCCTTTTCAATTGTACCATAATAGGTTAAGTCCTTAGACATTTCATATAAAGGTTGGACAGAAGTTTTAACCTCGTTACGTGGAGATTTCCACAATAAACGAGTAGAACGACTTCTGAACTTGGGTTGTTCTTCAGGGAAATAATCAACAAAGGATGTGCTAGCTGGCGCAGAAGCCAAATGAATGAAAGCAACATCTCTTTCCCTATCAATCACACAGAATTCCTCTGTGAGTTTTTGATCCTTCGTTTTTGCCGAAGGAACTCCAGGCGACGTAGTCGTTTCAATATCGAAAGGAAACGTACGAGGAACAGCATGAGATGGCACCATAATAATATTGGAAGCCACCATAATTCCATTAACTGATCCAAGCGTTTTACCTTTGGAATAAATGAAAACTTGTCGCAGAGAGCGAGCTACTTGAGCATGTAAATTAGCAGAAGTAGTTGTCGCACTCTTGTGAGATACCTTAGGGGGAATCCTTGAATATCCCTCTTTGTAATCTCTTTCATCCTGCGCATAAGCAAATTTGCCGGGCGCTGGACAGTCAACTTTGTTCTCAAAAACTTCAGAACCAACCTCTAAAATGGAGGAAGTATCTTGAGTATAAGAACGTCGACGCAATTGGTAAAGTTTATACAACAGGATCAAAGATCCTCCAATCGCAAAATATTTAGTCGCGTTTTCACGCAAATGTTCTCG